ATACCAGTGCCATGACAAGGTCGTCATGAGCACCCGGTTCTGCCTCATACGATGCATTCTTCTTAGAGAATCTAGACAGTTCGTAGATCGTATCGTGATCGTTGATGATCAGCTGATATTGTTCAATCAGCAGTTTGAGAAGTGAACAGCCAACAGTCTTGGTGATTGCTGTCTGTTTCAATCCACGTTCTGCATTCTTATTAAAACCGGCAGAGATTCTTTTGCCCTTCGGGCCTGCCTTCTCTGTAAAGATCAGGTTATCTGACTCATAGTCGATATACAAAGCGTCGGCCACGGTCTGACCGATGTCATTAATTTCCACCAGGATCGTAGCATTGTTATACTGTATCGATGTCTGATGGATAGTTTGGGTATATTCGGCAGGAGGAGTGACGTTACTCTTATAGACACATACCTGATTGTATGGCATCTGTGTAACATCGATTACCTGGAATGCAGAGTAGTCCAGTCCCTTACCATGTGATACGTCGCACGTCATGACATACTTGTGATCTTTTTCAGGAAGAACATAAGTGGTCAGACCACCGGTCGACGACAGTGGGCGAAGTGCGGTCAATGTCTTCAAGACGGCACCGGAGATCAGTGTACCAGACGAACCGAGCCATGCACACTCGAATTCCTGTGCAAACTTCTCGTAGTCGAAGTCCATGGCTCCAAGTGTTTCTTGCTTCCATGCCTCGTCGCGACCAGGAACCATCTGCCAAGGAACCTCGACATACTGATAACCGTTGGTGCCTTCCTTGGCGCCGGTACAGGTCTTGTAGAAGTGATTCAGTCCATTCGGAGTTGATGTGAACAAAATCTTGGTTGTTTCACCAGACGAAATGGTCGGAAAGACGGAAGCGAAGAACTCGTCCCAGTTTTCAACGAACGCTGCTTCGTCGATGTACAACAGTGAGATGGACTTACCACGAATAGCCGATGAACTAGTCGCAGCAGCAATAACTTTACAGCCGTTTTCAAGTTCAATAGATCCTTTGTTCCACTCGACAACGCCCTGTTGCAGCCAATCAGGAAGGGATTCGTATGATAACTTTACACGATCCAGGATTTCTCGAGCCGCATCACCCTTGTTGGCAAGTAGAGCTACGGTCTTGTGCTCATTAAAGAGAATATAGTGTAATATAACCGCAGCCGCTGTAGTAGTCTTACCAGCCTGGCGACTGGTGACCACCGTGACACGACGGTTATTAGTGAGTTTATTAATGATTTCTTTTTGATAGTCATAAAGTACAATCGGAATTAGTCCACGGTCAACATGGACGATTTTAATGTAACGTTCAGCAAAGTAGATAGGATCGTCGGCACATCTAAGCCACTCCTCGACCTGCTCTGCAGTCCACTCGATCTTTTTTCTGGCCTTTTTGAGAAGAGGATTACCGTTGTATCCCTTATCAAAAGCCTTTTTAAGCTTGTCTACTACCGACATTATTCGCCGTTGTTTCTTCTCTGATCGATCATCTTCTGCAGTTCCGCAGTCGATCCGACAAAGAGATTATTGGTTACCTGTTGGTTGTTTGCCTCTGGTTCTACTTCAAGAAGTTTCTTCTTCTTAGCCTGCAGATCCATAAGATCCTTATTGGCACCGACCAACGTATTCATCATGGTCGAGAGAACCTCGTATGCTCTAGGATGTTGTGACTGTCTGGCCACATCCATCAGATCAAACAGAGCCTCTTGCCCCTTCTCGATGACGTCCATCAGATTGCCACGAGCATAGTCAAAGTCGTTCTGTATAGTAGGATCATCAGGTCGATCTTGGACCATAGGAAGATACTGTCTATCAGCGTCAGGCTGGATATTTAAAATTTGGTTTAGTTTTTTCATTACACATTACTTTCGAACTCATGAATAAATCCATAGTTATCATCTGCGTTGATTTCTTCCCACGGTATACTATTTTGCGAATCAGATGAAGGCTCGCCGGCATCCGTCAATCCAGGGCGAACAATTACCGTTTCTGTCGCTGCCGTGTTTGTTGTATTGGCTGTTGTTACGTTTGCCGTAGGACGGAAGTTTACATCGATGTACTTGATGATTCCGCCGTCTGTTCCGTCACCCGATCCGATTCTCTTCACCGGGCCAAATAGATAACCCTTCATCGTGAAGTTAAGTGTCCAGATGATAGCACGACGAGTTTCGAAGTTACCTTCATATGTGTCCTCTGTTGACACGTCGTTCAGGACGATAGGAATATCCCATGGATCATCTTCCATTGTAGGAATCAGATGAACCGATGCTGTCCATTCTGGTGTGAAGTATGGCAGGATCTGTTCAACGATCTTAGTTCCGTCCTCGGCATTCTTAACAAGGATAGACATCTGGAACGAGATGTTGTATGGAACCGGCTGATACAGACTCTTGTTGTTCTTGACCTTGCGGTTCAAAGTATTCAGTTTACGATCCGGATCATATTGGAAGGACGTCATCTCGAATGCAATACGAGGAACCGTGATAGCAACCTGGTTGTCTAGTGTGGGGTTACCCTCAAGACGTGCCAGATACTTTTCTTTCGGGCCATACGACAGAGGAACCTTAAGAGTCTGTACAGTCTCACCTTCGTTGTTCTGGCGTGTGATATAGATGTTGTTGAAGACCGTCCCAAAAAGGATGACGTATTTTCTTAGTGTATTATTGTCAAATGTACTGCCAAACATTATACGTTACCTTCTGAGAATGGATCGATCTGCGTCCAGTCAAGGATTGCGTCACCTTCAATTTCTATCTCTGTGTTATCCTCGAACGCGTCCCCGGCCTGTGTCTGGAAGTCATAGCCAGACTGGATAATCTGGAATCCGTCCTGCGTCGTGATGACAAACCCGTCGGTTGTAAGAAGGCCGTATGTTTCCATAGCCAGACTCTTCTTCTGTTCGATCTTATCGATCGCTTCGATGCCGGTATTAAGACGCTCTGAGCTGTACTCGAAGATCTCACAGACCAAATCGTACATCTGGATCGAACCCATCTGATAGAAGACAGGAGTTTTGTTGACGTACTTGATGACTAACAGACGGTCTACCATAGGAATATAGATCAGGTCGCCTTCTTGTGGACGATCTAATCCTTCGTACTGACCGATCTCGTCGTTATAGTTACGAACCGAAATCGTCATGGTCATCTGATCACGGATCTCTAGGTTGAACTTAGACAGGAACGTTCCGTCGCCTTCATAAGAGTCGTAACTCTTGATGTACATGTCGATTTCGTAGTTGTTATTGTACTCAGACAGAGCATCTTCACCATAGATATCGTCTTTAGCGACTAACGTTCTAGGGCAATAGAAAACGTCATGGCCATAGATCTTGATCGATTCCATTACCAGGTTTTCGATCAAGACTTGTTCTTGACTGTTATTAAAATTGTTGAAGTAGAAGTTAGTCGACAATGGATTATCCGATCATATCAAGAACAGGCATTGAGTATGAGCTGATCATCTCTGCTTCCATCTTGGTTCTTGCGTCAACCGCATCGTTATAGATCTTCTCGCCATTGAACTGCACACCACCTGGGAGAGTCATCCCCGTGAACTTAGTAAGGTTTGCACCCCACTGTTCCTTGATAAGAGTAGTAGCGTAGTTCTGAAGCCAACGATCATTCCATGCATCGGCATATACGGTAGGATCGACGATCTCATATGCCTCTACAAGAAGATAGGATCCGACGCCGATCGTATTCCAGTCGGTATCGACATAGAGTCTGTTCTTGTGGCGTGCATATCGGATCGGTTGCTTACCTACAAGCATCTCAGTCAGCAGGGCAAGGTGTTCCATGACCATATAGTATGGTACGATCGACACGTTTGTCAGGGTATAGAGGTCGTTCAGCGCGATCTGATAACGGATATTAAACAGATCGTCTGCACGGATTGATGGATCGCCGAGAGTGAATATGCTGACGGCTCCCAAGATATTCTCCGGGAGCGTAATGTATTTGTTGGTTACGTCTGTTTGTGTGACAAGATGCTTATAATAGACCTTGTCCGAACCATCAAAGTGATAGTCGTAGTAGTAGCGCAAAGCCTCATCGATACGATCATCTACCTGATCATCATCAACGTTGATCTCAATGACAGGAGCACCGAGCTTGCGTAGGCAATATGCTTTGAATTCTGCTTTGGTAGTTGGAGTCGCCATCTTATAATCCCGTTTTTCTTATATTTATAATACGGCCACACCAACTTTTCTATGTACAATAACCTCAAAGTGTGTTAGAATGGTATATCCCTTAATGATACAACAGTTCGAAGTCTAGGTCATTGTTGTCTTTGATGTTCTCTACTAATTGCTGTTCTAACTCTTCCATTTCTGATAGATCTAACTGCCGGATTTTTTCATGATCCAATGCATTAATTTTATCTGTATAAAGGCATCCGAGGTTTGGCATGCCAAAATGCGTTAACATATCATTGAAGTTGTCTTTGTCTAATATAGAATTAAGACTGGTTTCATAGTGATTGATTCCGAGTGATGGTAACAGTCGTTTATACTTCTGAGCAATCTTTTCAATCTCAAAGCAATATAACAGACACTGTTGATATTGATGCAGATCATTCAATGTAACATTAATAGTGCTCTGTCCATATGATAACGGCGGGTTTTGTATATCCCATTCCAATCTATAATAACTCAATGCAACTTCACGAGGATCTCTTCGAAGTGTTATTACGTTTGGATAGTATTCGTTATCAATGAACCGCTCAATATTATTATCTTGGCATATCAAACTGACACTGTCTACATAATGAGCACAGTTCAGACTTTCAATATATTCAATTTTAGATCGGACAAATGCATTCTTCTCTTCCTCGGTTTTACCGATTACAGATGAGAAGCATTGTTCTGGTTTGCCTGTTATTATATAATAAGATTCTTCGGCAAATACATTATATAACCGATTCATAGTAACTTGTAAGAATGTACTACCAGATCTGCCTGGAGTTATCAGACAAGTAAATTTACTCATTCAACCACCAGATGTGTGTATCAAAATTAGTGGTTTCATCAAAACCTGGTGGCACACTTAATGTGTATGTTTGGACTGCACTATTAAAGTAAGACACATAATAAGGTAATCGGATTGGAGATCCTACTAATACTGGATTGAATTTGTTTTGAACATAACCAAACAATTGCTCATCATAAAATGGATCGCCCAATAAGAACAAATCGCCAACATCAGATGAATAGTTAAAGATGTCTTCTTGTACTATTTCTATTTCAACATTGTTTATGTCAGCATTTAGTTGAATGCATTGAATTGCAGGGTCGTAATCATCGATGGCTATGACTCGTGCAGCACCAGCAAGCTTTGCTGCAATGGCAACAATTCCACATCCAGATGCTATATCGACAATCGTCTTTCCGGCAACAAGTTCCGGGTTATCCAGAATATATCTGGCAAGTGCTTGACCACCGATCCATGCCTGCTGCCAACATTCAAACCGATCTTCAGTATCAGTTTTATAATGTGGTAGGTCAGATAGATACAGGTTTATTTCAGGTACGTGTTCTACCGGTTGCAACCTTAAAGTTTTATCTTTTATTGTTATCTCTGTCATTTGCTATTCCACATATGTTCGTACTGTTCTATTTGGGTTTGAATAATTTCTGTTTTTCTTTCAAAACCAGGTATATAAAATGGGCTCATCCAAGGTTTCCGATATGATCCGCCTCGCAACCGGCCAGCATAGTCAGCAACAAATTCTACAGATACAGAAATTCTAGGCTTGGCATTTATGTTTGTTGTTTGCCCACCCCAATGCAAAAGGTTTTGTGTCCATCCTAAAACATCCCCGGCCTTTGCTGGAAGTGCAATGACTTTATCCGAATCATATCCTTCATCAAAATATTCTTCGTCGTAATAGTCTTTGTCATCTTTGATAGGAAGTACGTGCATGCAGCCGTTTTCAACATCCGTGTCAGTCAATGGTATCCATATGCTTATTGATTTTGGAGATCCATCTTTATAAAGCCGGGTATCTGTCCCGCGGTCACGGTGTATACTCCACCCTCGTTCTTCTTTAGCAGGATCAACATGCCATGCCCACATTTCTGGAAGTTTATAATATTTTTCACCTAACACAGATTTGATATGGGCATCAAGCCGCGATGTCAATAGCCAGAATTCATCGTAAACAAAACACCAGACTGGAGGTATGCCAAGCGATTTTAATTTGTTGATACACTCAGCCATTTCTTCAATAGGTAAATCCCACTCGAACGGCACATGGAAGTATCCATTTGAGTTTATTTCATGCTTGATATTTTGTGTAACGGTTTTGGTTGGAGATGTCCACACTTCTTTTTCTGTGATAGAAAAGGTAGGACATAACTCTTTCCAAAACTTAATATCTTGAACCATGAGCCACCTTCATGTGTTCTACAAATTCTGGTGGGCCCATTTGATACCATATTCCATCCACTTCAATATCGGCACATATGTTTTTAGAAGAACAATACATGTAAATCCAATTAAGAATGGTGGAATCTATCTTTTGGCCGCTTTCATGAAATATCAAACACTGATGTTGATTGTTTTCGCCCCAGTTTGCCTCGGTGATAATGACCTTTGATAGATCAGGTCTCATCCACTCAGGAATGTTTGTAGCATCATCTTTTAACCATGCACACCGAAACTCTCTACAAACTGTATCACGTTTTTCGTATATAGTACATCCATTGCCGCCAAGGAAATGGCACGGCCTTCCTCGATCTAAAGGATAACCATGGATTGTAGCATGTAGGGTACCAGTGCAACATTGTACGCACTCACCGCATTCTCTATTCCGTCTTAGATCCGGCATCATTTATTTCACTTTCAGTTATTACGTTTTCATCAACAAACACATGCGTTTCATTTTCTACAAATGGAAACTGATCTTTGCTTACAAGTGAAGGATAGTCTCTAGTACGATCCTCAATTTTTTTATTGATATAATCAACACCGCAATATTTATAATAATCAATTAGAACCGATTCTTCGACATTTTCTAAGTAATCTGTCCATTGTTTAATAGATAATGCAACCATGTCACCATATTTTTCCATGCTGATGACTGGTTTAAACCATTGCTTGGTTGTATATTCACCAGATCCTGCAAAATGGTATACATGAACTTCAGTTGGAGCGTACAAATGATAGCCCGCTTCAAATGATGTCATAGTAAGAAGCTGTTCTTCAGCATCAAAATACGATAGATGGTTTATCCCAACATTTTTAATCCAGTCAACATGTGTGAACAGATTGCCGGCAAATAAATGGCACGTTGGCATAACATCTTTAGTAGCTGGAACATGATACCCATGAACTCCTAGTATGGAATTTCTATCCCATACAAAATACTTTGCATAAGTTGTAATACCATTTGCTTCATAGTGTACCCATGGTTCGCCATTTTCATTTAACGTATAGGTTTTAGTACCTCCGTCAATGATAACTTTTTTACTGCCTGACTTCTTGACACCACGTTTATAGTCTTCTACAAGGTATCTGTCCCAATTGGGATCAAACAACATATGACTGTCAATTTGATATAAGAAATCTTCATCTCTTATATTCAAGCAGTTGATCTTTCTTGCCCATCCGACGCCATCTGAGAACTGTGGGTCGATTCTTTTATAAATGACATCTTCTCTTGCAACAAGTTCTGGATAATGCTTCTCGAGTGAGTCTTTATACACAACTTGTTCTAAGATTGAATATGTTGCTTGGTGTCTATCTGATTTGTTTTTAATGAGACTCTCTAAAGTATAGTGTAATAGTGGATCTCTGTAAGAACAGATTGATACAAATATTTTCATTTTGATAACCTAAACACCTTCTTTAACATCTGATATCTACGATAGTATTGTTTATCATCGCCTGGAATTTCATTGTTCCATTTATCTACTTGGTCTTGTGTTCCTGGTCCAAATCCTGCATTAAACTCTTTGTTCCAGAATGGAATGACGTGCAATAAAGGTTCGCCAGCTTTAATATGTATTTCGCACTCGCGCTTAGGTATACAAATAAAACTAGCTGTGTGGAATTTCTGATAGTCAACTGATCCGGGTAGAACCATCAAGTCATCTAAAAAATCAGAATGATAGACTGCCGGCAACAACAATGCCGTGATATCTCCATGACCAAAGATAGCCCATGGAGATCCAAAGTTCAAAGGTGTCAATGGAACACCATCTTCTGGTTCATATATCCCTTCAATTATATCAGCGCCCATGACTCTTCCTGGAAGATACCCGCGTGTGCCTCTTTCATCTGAACCAATGTAATGTGCGACACCTGCTTTGTTGGCTTTAATATGGATATCAACCCACGCAGGAATAATATATCCCATCTCTGCGTATTGAATCATACCAGGACAGTGTGGCAACATATGTTTCTTGTACTTATTCTTCTGATATTCAAATGTACGCGGTTTGACATCAGACGCTCTCATAACGGGATATGACTGATATGTTATTCTACTAGTATCTACAAACTCTAGATCTTTTTTCTTTTTAAAAAAATCAAAAATCATTTTCTAGGTTCCCTCAATTCTTGCGTATAGACGTGCCTACGTGTGTCTTGGGCTTTCTTAATATTATCAATATGCTTGTATTCTTTGGTAGACATTTTTCTGATAGTTGGTTTTGATGGAATGTCACTTCTCTTGATAGGAAATACTACTACAAGCGGTGTACCAGCCGGCACAATGCCATCAAAGTTTGGTGTATGCCAGATTGCTGGGAAGTTGATCTCTTTTGGATATCTGTCCGTGTCTACCAATCCTGATAAACACGTGAAATCGGTATTAAAGCTATTTACCAACGGCAACACCATTGTAGAATAACCGGGTTTGGTTTTGATTACCCAATGATTAATAAACTTGATAGGAGAAGCAGGAAATCCTGGTGCAGATTTTTCACCGATTTGTTTAAGATCGTGAAACTCACAGATTTTCATACCAGGCGGATTCGTAACCTCAATGTGTGTTCTATCATGATTTGTAACAACATGAAGATCTGCCTGAAGTGGAATGACATAACCTAATGTCATAGCATCTAACATCGGCATACATTTTTTGGCCGTCAGAGATTTTGCACCGAACGTGTCTCTTCCTTCTAACGTAGGAGGAATCTTTTTAAACCAATCAGCAACGTATTTAGCTGCCGGTTTTGGTTCTGGTATCACACCATAGTTTTCAGGATGACAGTAAAATTCCATTACCGGTTTTTTGAACAAATTAAACATTACAATTGCCTCTTACCCATTACCCACATTACTAACGATTTTCTTTCACCAGAAGTTACTGGTCTGACACGGTGTGGCATCCATGATGCAAAGAAAACGATATCCCCTTTATTAGGTTTTAGCACTTTGGTGTCTTCAAAATTACCGTTTACACAGATTTCAAACTCACCGCCTTCGTAGTCGCCCGGATCAGATAACATCATCACCGCAGAGATCTTGCGTTGGTAATTCTGCCAACCAAACTCTACATCCCAGTGCCATGTGTAGTGTTGGTTGATTTTGTATTTTGTATATTGAAGCACTTCAACGCCATCAATATCATACATGAACTGTTGATGATTAACTGCAGCTGTAATTGCACCCAGTCTTTCAAAGACCCAGTGTGAATGTTCATCTGGTCGTATCCAGGCTACTTCAGAATCTCTGATTTCTTTGTCAGGATCTTCATTTTGAGATCCTACTTGGCCTTTGCCAAAGTTTTGTAAAGACTCTAGATAAAGAATTTTATCTACTTCTTCAGGCGTAAATCCGCCTGTCCATACTGTAAAACATTCAAGTGGAACGTTGTTGTATTTTTGAAAACCAAATGTCATTATATATTCCTCAATCACATAATTAAGATACTACTATACTTATATTGCCTCCAGGAGCTACTGTTACAGGATATGTAGCATTATCTGGATATGCATAATAACTGACTAACGTTGCACCAACCGGTGATGCAGGAGTACCACCAGTCGGAGAACCAGGAGCTGTAACACCAAGTGCAGATGATGGGTTGCCTGCAACTGCTGGAGTGTTAGGATTGTATGAGGCAGGAGTGCCGCCTGTTGCTGAGTTATAAGATCCAGTGGAATTTTGACCCGTTGCAGGATTATATGTCCCAGTTGATGTTTGGCCCGTTGGTGAGTTATAAGATCCAGTGGAATTTTGACCCGTTGGTGAGTTATAAGATCCAGTGGAATTTTGACCAGTTGCAGGATTGTATGTTCCGGTTGATGTTTGACCGGTTGCCGGATTATATGTTCCTGTAGAATTTTTGCCGGTTGCAGGATTGTATCCTGCTAATGTTCCGCCTGTTGCCGCATTGTATGCTGCTAGATTACCACCGGTCGCAGCGTTGTATGCAGCTAGATTGCCGCCTGTTGCTGGGTTGACACCAGCGTATGTGCCGCCAGATGATGGATTAGTACCGGCAAAGTTTCCACCGGTTGAGGCATTATATCCGGATACTGTTCCTGGCGATGGTGAATTATATGCGCTTACATTTCCAGGAGATATAGGATTGTAGTTCAGATTTCCAGGAGTAGGTGGATTGAAGTTAGGTGCAAATCCGCCGGCCTTACCGAATTTTTGTCTATATCCAGCAATAGTACCAGGTGTTGTAGCGTTATACGTTCCTGTTGATGTACCGCCAGTTGGTGCATTGTATGCACTTATATTTCCTGGTGTCGGAGCGTTAAAATTAGCGTTTCCTGGAACACGTGGATTGTAGTTGGCATTTCCAGGAACGATCGGATTATAGTTAGCGTTTCCTGGTACAATAGGGTTGTAGTTGGCGTTTCCTGGAACACGTGGATTGTAGTTGGCATTTCCAGGAACAATCGGATTATAGTTGGCGTTTCCTGGAACTGATGGATTATAGTTTAGGTTGCCAGGAACTAGCGGGTTGTAGTTAAGATTGCCGGGAACAAGTGGATTATAGTTCAAGTTACCTGGAACTAATGGATTGTAGTTTAGGTTGCCAGGAACTAATGGATTGTAGTTCAGGTTGCCAGGAACCAGCGGGTTGTAATTAAGATTTCCAGGTACAATAGGGTTATAGTTCAAGTTACCAGGCACTGCGGCGGTTCCTGTGCCACCAGCACCGGCAACATTAATTACATTTCTACCATACGGAATAGTGAAATTACCCGGCGCATTAAAGTTAGTCGTGCCAACTCCACTCGCGCGCCAGGTTTTCTCTAGTGTAAATTTAGAACCGCCACCAATTCCCATATATTATGCCACATTCTTAACTGATAATGATGCAACCCATGTTGTTCCGCCATCGTATGTCATCACTGACCAAATGTCGGTAGCATTGGCTGTTGTTGTGGCAGGAGGTACAACACCGCCTGGCCATTTTGTTCCAGTCGGCCACGTGATCGTACGACCGCCCGTGGCATCCTGTTTAAACGCAATAGTAAACGCAAATACTCTGCCAGAAGGCGCATTCGAGTAACTAAATGTAATACTGCCGGTTGCTGTTAGAGAGAAGAAGTTAGATACCGATAGATCAAGACCAATTGAGCCGGACACACTTCCAAGAGCTGTTAATCTTTCAGAGTAAGCCTGTAATACCGGTGCAACGATATAGTTATTCGCCATGGAAACGTTGGCAGTAAAAGTAGTAGCACCGATATTTAAGAGGCCGCCATTTGG